CATCATATGTTAATGTTGGTACCCCACTAAATGCTCCATTGTTGTTGTATTGGATTTCTCCATTATTTCCTCCAGGTGTTCCTCCACCACCCCCACTTCCACCGCCTCCACTAGTACCTCTAAATAATCCACCAGGTAACCATGTAAAGTGGGTTGAATTTTGTAAGGTTGTATTTGTACCACCTTTTATGGCAAATGTTCCTAAATAAACAGCATTAGCAGTGGTATTTGGAGCTTCAGAAAATGGTTCGCTTGCTATAGCAGCAACAGCCTGAGTCAGGGTTCCATATTTTTCATTACCATAATATACGGTGATAGCTTTTGTAACAGAATTTGGATACCAGTAGCATCTTTGTAGTGAATAATTAGAAGTACCTACCGCTTCCAATATTCCTAATCCACCTGGATTGTAATATACTGGGTCTAGTGCTCCATACCCTACTCCATTGTTTGTATTATAAACCCAATCTGACCCTGACTGGTAGTATCTAAAGATCTTTGATGTTGTTGTTCCATTATCCACTGCGTAGGATGGATTATTTGGATCTACAGCATAATTAGCTCCATCAACAAATGCAGTTCCGTTTCCAACTGTTAAACTACCTGTAGAAGATCCACTAGGTAATACTGTATATCCTGATATTTTCAGTGGACCAAAAGCCTTAACAAAGTCTGATGATCTTTGTTTCCATCCATAGGCTACAGAAGGACTTGTTTTTACACCGTTTATTGTTGAGTGGTTTTGGTGTAATATAAGTCCTATAGGAATTAAGGTATTATACTGTCCATCAGTGAATGGTGTTCCTTGAACTACTATTTGAGAACTTGAATCTATAGCTACAAATTGTTGATCAAAAGAAGCACTTAAAGGAGCAATATTAGCAGACAGGTTGCCCCAATTTAAATATTGTACTGTGGGATATGGATCATCACTATATGATGCGTTTAAATTAACTATAATACCACTCCCTCTTGACACAGTAAAAACTGTTGAAGATGAGGACCCAATTAAACCCCCATGTAAAAGACCGGTGTATAGATTACCTTCTAACCATCTTAAACGAGTTACGTTATTATACCCACTACCGTTTTGTGAAAAGTATAAGTCGTTAGTAGATCCTGATACGTAAATGTAAGATGCTGATATTGATGTGTTTATGTTAGTTGTAACTGGATCAAATCTTATGTATCCATTATGCTCTGTATCTCCATATATTCGAACTGTTGGATTATTTGTTCCAAGTGCTCCTGAAATTATGATACTTCCTGATAGTGTGGTGTTTCCTAAAAGAGTGTTATTTCCTACTTGGGTTGTTGATCCAGTTATGAAGAAAGAACCAGTTTGAATAACTGTACCAATATTTGTAGCTGTACCTGTAAAAATTTGAGATCCACTAACATTTATACTACCACTCAAAGTAGTAGTACCTATTAGAGTGTTTGAGCCTGATGTAAATAAACTACCTGTTACTGTTTGATCTCCTCTAAAGATGTTGGAGCCTGTAGTTGCAAAAGATCCAGTTTGAGAATATTTAACATAGATATCAGGAATTGTAGCTGTAATTGTGACTTCATTTCCATCACCATCATAAAATTTACCGTCAGATCCTGACTGTAGTAAATTATGGTATGTTTGTGATACTTTTTTACCGTATAAATTATACGTTTCGTTTGCCATAACTAGTTATTTATTTGTTACTTACTTCATATAACTTCAAAGGTAAATTAACAACAATATCTTTTAATTCATTTTTAGAAACAGAATTTTTAGAAATATAATCATTTATAATAGTATTAACTTTCTTTTTATTTTCATTAATATTGAATATATTGATTTTATTACTAGTAAGTGCTTTTAAAATGTTATTTAAATGATTAGGTTTATTTTCATCCATAACTACTGATACTTTTGGTTTTGAAGGCTCAGGAGCTATAGATTCTTGAACTATTGCTGTTACTTTTTTACTAACAATAGTTTCAAACTTTGAAGTCCATGGGGTGAAATATACGTCATCAGCTATGATTTCCAAAGTTAAGTTACCAGATTGTTCTTCGTTTAATATATTTTTTAGTTTTTTAATAGGAATGGTTACTTTACCATCATTACTAATATTACCTTTAAATATAAAGTTCAAACCACCTTGAGTTTCCATTACTAACCTGGCTTGAGATGAATTTAATGATGCACCTTCTAATTGAATTTTACACTCAAAATTTTTAGGTTGATCTAAAAATATACTATACATTCTGGATGTCTTTTATTTCGATTACAATATCTTTGTTGGACCCCTTAAAATTGACGTCTCGTATAAATACGGTGGGAGACTGTTTTGGTTCCTTTATCTCAGTTATTTCTTTACCATCAATAAAGACAGTTAATTTTATTTTATTTCTTTTTTTCTTTTTCTTGGCTCCACCAGTATAATCTTCAGGCGCTTTACCACCCATGTCTTCAATAACTAAAGCAACAAATTCCCAATTGAATGGATTATCATTCCAATTACCTACACGGTCATCATTCCAATCTAGATATATAACTTGAGACATTATTTAGTTATTTCTAAAGGTTCTAATAAATTATAAATGTATTCTTTTTCTTTAATGTTCGGAATTAATTTAAAGAACTCTGATTTATCTTTATGGATTAGTGCTTCTCTTGCTTTTGTAGCACTAGTAGACAATTGTGTATTTACTATTAATGGTTTAATATTGGGATATTTAATAGCTGAGTTTAATCTGTTTAGATCTTCTGTGCTTTCATCTCTTAATCCTACAGCTAAATAATAAGTTTGATCTGGAGTATTTTTAGCTAATGAATATGTTGTTCCTACAGGAGATTTATCAGCTATTTGTATTGTTACTTTTTTACCTTTTAAATAAGGTTTATAAATATCCCAGATTTTTTTAGATGTTTCAGCGTCTATTCCTTTTCTTGGATTAGGTGATATTAATATTAATAATTGATTAATGTCGGGATTATCTAATATATTTTGGGCTACCGTAAAATGTCCTAAAGTTGGAGGTTTAAAAGCTCCAGGAAATATAGCTATTCCTTTATTATCCATTAATGAATGTGTTTATTATATTTTTAACTGATTCTGGTGATGTAAAATCTGGTTTGTTTTTAACTAAATCTTCAATATCTCTATTAAGTTGATCTTTTTCTTCTTGAGATTTAGCCATTTCTTCTGGAGATTTAGGTTTACCTGATCCTTTACTTGTATCAAAGTATTTTTTCTTTATTAAATCCAAATCAAAATCCATTGAATCTTCTGGGTTGTTATTAATTAATATGAAATTATTCCCAAATGCTTGTTTGAATATTTCAATATTTTGATTAACTCCTCTCCATGATTTCAAAACAATACCTGGTGGTAAACTTCTATCTCTATTTTTATTTCTTTCCAAAGACACTATAGGTGAAACATAAACCATTAACATTAATGTTTCATATCCTAAATCTTCTAATTCTTTTTTCTTTTTTAATAATGGCTTAGCAGCTGCTCCTGTGCCATCAATAATTACATTTTTAAGACTTTGAGTTAATTCAATATATTTTTCTCTTGTTATTTTTTGAGCTTGAGCCATCATTTTAGCTGCTTGACTTAACTCATCAGGATCAAAATCTTTAACATTCATTCCTAAACCTGATTTCTTTAATAACTCTTCATAAGTATCATCAATATTAATAGTTGTAAACCCTTGTAATCCTAAATTTTTTATTGTTGTGGTTTTACCTGAACCAGCAGGACCAGCTAAGAATATTGCTTTTGGTTTATTTATTGCTTCTTTTAAAAGAGATATTAATGATATCATTTTATAATAAATATTATAAATTTCTTTTAGCTGTTGTTCTAAATTCTGTGAAAATAGGCGCGTCTTTTGGATTTTCTAAGTCAAATAAGCGTCTAATTGTTTTAAAAATTTCAATATTTTCATCTATTGTTCGAGAAGCTTGAACAACTTCCCAACCTTTTCCAGTCATTTTTTCCTTATTTGCTTTTCTTTTTGATGATTTTAGCCAAAGAATACCAGTTTTTTGTATATCTCTACCGAAACATTCCTTATAACATTGAGAATAAATAGCTGTCTGTAATTCATATGTTGGTTGTACATGGTTTGATGTTTTAAAGTCAATAATCCATTCTTCACCATCAATCTCACATACTAAATCACAAGTACCTGCTACTTTATAAATGTCTGAGAATAAATGTACTTCTGTTTCAATTAATTTTGGATTATGTTGTTCCCAAAAATCAACAAAACGTAAAAACATTTGCCAAATATCAGGATCATATTGTGGATAACCTTGGTGATTTAAAAATTTCATTTCCTCACCATTTAAATAATCCTCAATCATATTGTGGACTTGTGTGCCTTCTTCAGCTGCTTTCTTTACAATATATTCAGAAGCATAACCTACTTTTTTCAACCAATCCTCAAAATGTTTTCCTTTAGGATAATATCCTAAAACATAAGTTACTGATGGATAATATTGTCCATTTCTTCTATAATATCGTGAATCTGGTAATGTAATTTGAGCGTGATCTTCTGATATTTCTAGAATTCTATTGTATGAGTGTTTAATTTGTTGGCTCATATTTGGAATAATTTTTTCTCAAATAAGTCTGAGAATGTTAATGGTAGTGTGTTTTGAATTAATTTAGTAAAATGTTCAAATCCCATTTCGCTTGGATCTTTATCATCCATTTCTACAAGATATACTTCTTTACCTTCATTAATTAGTTGTTCACAAAAATCTAACGCTTTTTTAATCGCGTCTTTATCTAAAGCTATATATATTTTATCCACTTGTGATGTTACAAGTTTCTTCATTAATGTCGATTGTATATTTTTTCCTAACAGCGGTATAACGTTTCGTTTAATGGCGATCGCATCAAACATACCCTCACACAACACAATTGGAGAACTCCAGTTTATAAACAGTTCTAGAGGGATAATATCTCTTGATACATCTGGATTTTTATACTTACTTGGATTGTTAGGATCGAATGTTCGTGCTGTAAAATAATTTAAACTACCACTACCATCATATGAAGGAATAATAACTCGATTAGAATATTTTCCTTCATCACAAAATCCTATATTATATTTAACAATATCATCTTGAGTAATACCTCTATCATGTAGATATTTTAAAGCATGTTTAGCTATAATATCTGATGAGTTAGGATTTGATAATGATTTAAATTCTTTAGGTAATGATGCTTTAGTATTAACTATAACTTGTGGACCTTCTTTAGATGTTGATTTTAATATAAATCTTAACTCACCTAATTTATCAGGCTCAGCTTCTATCTTTTTGAATAGATTTATTAGTGACCTACCTTTAGTTCCACACACCCAACAATTCCATGGAAATTCATTTTTATCATTGGGTGTGAAATTAACCTCTAATTTAGGTTTATGATGTTTACAAAAAGGGCAAGTGTACGCTCTATTGTTTTTAGATGTATTCTTGCCCCTGCCTAAAACACTATCTACTAACGTTACTAGTATTTGATCTACCATAACGTAAAGATAAGAAAGAAATTTTGGAAAACCAAACTTTACATGAAATCTTTTTGGTAATACTTGCCGGCGACATTATCATTAAAGTACTTGCCTGGAGTTTCTAGTACCTCATGTTTAAAAAGATATTTAGTTTCGTAATAAGATAATAATTTTTTCTTAGATACAAACATTAATATTTCTCTACTAAAATTATCTTTTTCACCATTTTTGATCATTTCTACAATCATTTTTGATGAACCATAATATGTTTTCCAATCTGATTCTTTAGTAACAACTTTAGTAGTTGGTTTTCTTCCTGGTCCTGTTTGCTCTGCTAACTCCTTTTTAGTTAGTTTTTTCTTTTGGTTATGATAAAGAACTTTCTTACCAATGTAAGATGTTCCTGTAGGTTTATATGTCACCATATATATAAAACCAAAAGTATTTTGAGGCATATCCTCAATAGAGGATATCTCTTTATTTTCGTATAACCACATATTATCGATCTATGTTTATAATTATATTTGTGTCTGTGATATCAGATAAAGGTAAAGGAGTTGCTAGTTTAGCTACAGCTAATAATTCATAAAAATCATTATATAGACCTATACTTGTAACATATGGATTAAATGAAGAACTAGTAGCATAACCATACATTGATCCATCTGTACTACCTGATATTAAACTTGGATTTTGAGAAAAAGTAAATTCATTAGCTCTAATAGTACATTTATATTGAGTTTCATACACATCATACGATGATATAAATGAACAAGTAACATTAGATGAACTAATAAAATTATTTATAACTGGATTTGACGCTGACGTTAATGTTATAATTCCATGATTATAAAATATATTACCAACTATGTTTGATCCTGAATTTAAATTTCCATCTCCATCATCCGTATATATTCCTAAAGAACTAGAATAATAAAATGATTTAGGTTGAATATTATTTCCAAATAAACCTACAGGTACTGATATAACACCGATTAAACTATCAGAAGATGTTGGGAAATATCTACCGTAAGATACTGTAGATTGTAAATAATTATCAAAAAATGGACTATAGTTTGGTGATCCTATTAATCTATCTCCAGCTGTATCCACGCCAGGTATTAAACTAGCCGTATTTACTGGGCTACCATAACTACCACTTAAATAATTTGAATAATATAATTCTTTTATAGAGTTATATATACATCTTTGAAATTGAGTTGATACTTGTCCAGTAGTTAGATCACTACTTGATATAAATAAACTGCTAGTATTTCTACCTAAAAATCTATCAATAGAAACAGTTGACGAAGTCATAGCAGCTGCTCCTTCAAAAGAAAAACTTTTATTAACTGTAAATGGAGTTACAATTACATCAGATGTTAGAAATTGTTTGAATACACTCATTCATTAAAAATCTAATTTTACCCTAACAAGTGCTTCTTTTGTAAAATCTTTTAATAGAGGACGTGACATTTTAGCTACTGCTAATAAATCATTAGTATCATTATATAATCCTACAGTTGTGATGTAAGTTTGAGGATTCAAAATAAAATCATCATAAACAACTTCACCTGTTGAACCGGAAATAAAACTTGGATTTTCAGTGTAGTTAAATTCAGCATTTCTAGCTCTAATAAATATATAATCTGAAGATATAGTTTCTTGAGAATTTAATTTAAATGTAGTAGCAGTTGAAGCTGATATAGCTTGATAAATTCTTCTATTGTTTAATCCAGGCACATTGGATGATCTACTAACATGTAAACCTATACCCCCTTCAGCCACAGATCCTGTTAAAGCTACAGGATTTAAAATAATTGTTCCAATATCCGGTAATAACCAACCATAAGATCCAGAATTTAATGACCAACCATCAGCTGTAGTAGTTGTTGTTGTTACTTTAGAACCAGCAGATCCAGAAATTAAGTTATAAACTCTACCAGCATCAGTAAATGTTGTTGAGGCTACAACTTGAGAATCATCAGTTAATGAAATAACACCTAAAGAGCCTGATAATTTTAATGTTAAAGAACCAGGGAAAATTGACTCTTTATACCTAGCTCTATCTATAGATAAAGCCCAAAAATCAGATGATGATTGATTACCAAATATAAAAGCAGCATTTTCATCACCTAAAACTAATGTTCTATATTGACCATAAATTGTTTTAGT